GTTATCTATACCCTTAAATTTGTATTGGTTTACTACTGCCATTATTCTAAAAAGAAACTTTTAGCTTCTATCTCCTGTTTTACTTCTTCTTGAAAAGAAGTGTTTAATTTTATTATAATACTATCAAGGTCCCTAACCAATGACTGTAGGTTAACTTGTGTATATTCCTTACCCGCTCTAGTTAATGATTGTACAAGTTTAGCCATTATAATAAACTCGCTAGGCCTCCGTTTTTAAACATAGCTCTACCACCGTTTGCTCCTACAAATATTGGTTGACTATATATAGTTTTTTCTTGATCCATTTGTTTTAATTTATTTAATCCTTGTTCTTGTTCTGTAGAAAACGATCCACCAAATTGTTCCATTCCTTTTGCTTTTTCTAAAGATCTCATTTGTGCTAGTGCTGGTCCAACTAATTTAGTTGTATAATTATCTGTAGGCAAAGGATTAGTGTTGTAAGAAAGTTTCTCTTCTTCTGAAATATTTTTATTTTTTAGATAATTTCTAAATTTATTTACCCCAATATTACCAACGATTCCCAATACATTTAAATTTTTTAAATTATTTAAATAACTAAGTTCTGATCCAAGGTCCAGGACGTTATTTAATGTCGAAGGTTTTTCTTTTTGATAATCTTCCATAGCCCTGTTGTGATTATCAGTTTGTTGTGTCGTACTAAAATCACCTGTTGCACCACCACCCATGTTAGCACTTTGGGTTTGGTTTTCTTCATTCCCTTGACTCATACCACCACCTTGTAGTCTTGCTCTACCACCAAAGAAGTATCCGGCTCTACCACCTTCCATATAATCCGTTCTTCCGCTACCAGTTTTATTGCTTACAGGACCGCCGGTTATTGCATTAGTACCAAAGCTATCACCCGGGTTTGAATAAGATTTCTGACCTTGAGTGCCTAACCCAAAAGTACCGTCACCACCGCCACTCATTGCATTAGATTCATTATTCATGTCAGCAATTAACTTATCCCTTCTTTCATCTAATTCAGTGTTATTGAAAGATAAACCTTTATCTGTATATTTTCTTTGTAATGTTTTATTAATTGTGTCTATTCTTTTCTGATAAGCATCCTGTAATCCATACTTTGTTGGATCTCCAAACTTGCCACCTGTCACTGTGTTTAAAAAACCACCTGATACAGGATTATATCCTGCCATTAACCCGCTTTGTACTGTACCATTGTTTACATCATAAAATTCATTTAAAGCTGTTTGACGAGGATCTCTCTCTGGAACAAAATTTCCAATACCTCTCATTATTGAATCACTAATAGATTTATTTCCAAAAGGTAGATAGTCCATAAGATTAAATTTATTACCGTCTTGTGTATTATCACTTTGATTAAGACCTGGTAAACCTAATTGAATTATTTCTTGATCAGTATATTTTTCATACTCTGGATTATATTGTCTGTATTTATTTATTAAATTTAAAGTTTCTTGATCCATTATCTCATTCCTCCTGGTGCAATGTCTAGTCTAAATGTACCGAGTTTCCAGTTTTGTCCAATGCTTGTATTAGATACTTTTAATGCGATAGATCTTGCTCTAAGTCTTGTACTTTTAAAAGTCGTTGATGAAGTAGTGTCAAAATTTGTAGTAACCGGTGTGCTGTTAGGGTAATTTCTAGTTGTAAAACTTACTTTAGTATCACCGATCTGCTCAATAAAATCTGGTAGGAATCTACTAATTCTCATAATGTATTCACCATCTCCTCTAAGGTCCGGTGTCCCCACAACTTGACCTGTATTACTTCTTCTTTGAGTGATATCAAAATCACCCGATAATATGTTTGCTTGGATTGCTGTAACAACCCCACCTGCATTTACTTGATCGGTCCCTGTTTCGTGTTCATAGTATATACTAGTGCCATCAGTATTACCAATGACATCAAAAGAATTGTTATCCGTAGGAGTATAATAAGTTGCGTGGGGTTTATCAAATACAGCAGAATCTTGCCATGCTGTTCTAGCCAAACTACCAATAGTCCATATAGGTTGTTTTGTTGAGGAATCTAAGTAATTATAAGTTACCATTCTATCCACAACCTGTGAACTGTTGCTACAATAAAACCAAGTTATTTCTCCAAATAAATTATTTAACCCACAATTAACTAAATCTCTTGCTATTAAATTTATTCCCGGTCCAGCGTCTGTAGAATAAACATAATCTTCTACCAAAGAAGGCAGTGTTCTTAACTGACCGTCATAATTAAAGAAACCGTTTTCAGACATCCAGTAAGCAGATCCGTCAACTTCTTTACAAGCATTCTTTCCTAAAAGCCCGCAGTTAGTTCCAACTTGTTGAAATGCAAAAGTAAAAGGTTGACCCACAAACTGCATTAAAAATAATGCCGTATCAGTCCAAACATAAATAGCATCTCTACCTTTAATCGCTCCCATTATTCTTGAACCATCCGCTAATCTTTGAGTACCTGCAGTGTTTTCAGCTCTAACCGTATAAGCATCTGTCCCACTAATGTTTTCTTGGTCGGAAAATCTAATAAACATATCATCTTGAGTGGTAGAATCTCCAATAGTAGTCTCGGTTCCAAAAAATACTAAGTGTCTGTCGGGAGTTGAAACCAATACATGACGTGATGCTGTGGGTGCGTTTGCTAAAATAGTGGCTCTTGTGTCGGTTGCATTTGATGGTGCTCCGTCCCATTCAAAACAAGCTCCATTATAAATTAGTGCAATAAGTTTTTGACCAAAGTTATCTAAGACCCATAGACCAGGGGAAATATTAAAATCTGCAAAAGAAGCTTCTTCACCCCATGCAGTAAAGTCTGTAATATTGGTAACTGTTACTCCGCCGCTGTGAGTTGCTTTAGTGGTTCCGTTTACGCCTCTAGCCCCACCGCTTAAAGTATTTGTACTTTTGTTGTTAGTTGTATAACTAATGTCTTCTGTACCTATTCTAATTTCTCCAGCATCGGGAAATGCTGCCGTACTTGCAAGAACTATATTGGTTGTAGTCGTATCAGTCAAAGCTACAGCTAGTGTTGAGGTTGCCTCACCGCTTACTGTACCCCCATAATTTCCAGCACTCCACCCAAAACCACCTACTTGTATAGCAGGACCAACCGTATAATAACAAAGAACAGACGCAGAACCCGCATTAGTTACAGGAGTACCTGCTTCTGTTGTTGTCATGGTTACTGTAAATGTAGTGGCACTGGGTACTGATGTGACCATAAATTTATTATTTTCAAATGAAACGTTTGTAAAAGTAGATCCCGATAAACCACTAACACTTTCAAATAAAACAATATCTTCTTGCAATAATCCATGGGCCCCGGTGCATGTTATGGTAACTAAATTTGAAGAGGATGTGCTCGTAAAGTTAACACCTGTTAAGGTTTCTCTAATTGGGTGAATATCGTAATAAGTTCCTCCTGCAAAAACGTATAAAATTTTATTAGTACCTAATGCAGCATATTTAATACTATTATTGTTTTCCCAGTGATGAATTGCGCTTGTTATACCTGTTAAATTATCTTGTCCTAATTGAGACCAACCCCCTATTTTTTCCGGAGTACCATATCTAAAACGTACGTTATCACCATCAAACCACTGACCTTCAGCTCCTGTTTCGGTAACTTGTTTATTAAATCCTGGGGCAAAACCTAATTTTTGTAGCATATAAAAACCTATTGAAATTCTATAATAAACTTTATATAGTATTATTGAAATAATGAAAGAAACAAAATGAGTAGAATATTAGCTGTACACAATTCTCATAATGCCTCTATATGCGAAATTGACAATAATAACATCGTTTATTTCCAAGAAGCTGAAAGAATAAATAGAAAAAAAAGAAGTAATAATTGGTCAATTTTGTTTAATAAATATAAAGACCAAAAATTTGATAAAATAATTTTTGCACATGTTGTATGTTCTGATTTTGGATTTGAAAAAGAAAAAGAAAAATCAATAACTGAAGTTAATTCACTGTTAGATAAACTAAATATTAAGTGTTCAAAACTTGTTTATGAACAAGAAACACATCATTTTTTTCATGCTTGTTCTGCTTTTTTTAATTCTGGATTAGAGAAATCATATGTATTAGTTGCAGATGGGTCTGGCAGTGAGGATTATAATCAAAACTTAGAAATGATTTCTCTGTATTATTTTAACAAAAATAAATATAAAAAAATATTTAAACTATTTAAAGCGGTACAGAATAAAGAATATATTGATGGAAAAAATATTTATATAAATACTTTAAGTTTAGGTGATCTTTTTGAACTAACTAAAAAAGCTTTAGGATA